GCAGCAGGATTGATTCCTATTTTCTTAGCCCATTCCTTGTTTGTTTCAGTAGCATGATGTCTGAGTTGTTGGAGAACTAATTTTAATGAATCTTTCCCACATTCTCCATTAGTTAATTCACAATCCATAATCCCTGTCATAGACACACCAAGTAAAGCTTCTTCTTTACAATTTTCAGCCCACTTAGAAGAAATGTATTTAAAGTCAGTTAAGGATGCTTGCCAAGTTCCAAGAATAGTGGCTATTTTTATTTTCTGTTTAAGTTCGGTAACAGTGTCTGTTTCTCTTACTACCACTTCAGATAAATTACAGAAACTTTTTGGTCTTAGGATAATTTCACCACAAGGGTTAAGTCCGAACTCCCACTCACTATCTCTTCTGTCAAATCCTGCTCTCCCATTTATTGATTTAATAGTTTTAAGAGCAGCTTCTCTATTAAAGATACCCCTCTCACCTGATTTAGAATTGTAAAGAGCATTCCACTCTTCCATAAAAATTCCTATATCAGGTTTTTCTGTGTAACATGCTGAATTATTAGAGAGTGCAAGTTCAGGATTAGTAACCCACCATTGTCCCGATTTAGCATGTCTCATTCTATCATCAGATAAATTACTAAGAGATATTAAACTAGCTCTACGTACTCCACCTACTACTACTACGTCAGCTATTTTACAAAATAGTTTGTGGACTTCAAAACTTGTTAGCTTTCTCCCTCTAGCTTCTCTGAAAGTCAGGACAGTGAAGTTAAATAATTCTACTAATGGAGCACTGCCACTAGCTCTTCCACCAAATGTTTTTAATCTAGCTCCTGCAGGTCTGATCTTACTCACATCCCATTTAGGAATTTGTCCTGCCAGTAAAAGAGAGATAAGCTCTTTGTAAGCTTTAGCCCAACCCATCTTAGAGTCTCCAACTGCGATGGTAGTATCGGTAGGAGAAAACTCTTCTGACATAGTAGGGAGTTTTACAATAAATTGCCTCTCAACAGAGAAACCTACTCCCACACCACAAAGTAGAATGTAAAGCATTTCATCGAAACATCTAATCTTATCAGCAATAAGAAAACTACAATTGTAGTTAGCTATGTTGTCTCTTTTTAAAGCCTCTCCTGCTGTCATGAGTGCTCTCATAGAGGGCATAACCTTTAGGTCTACTATGTACCCTTTAACTTCTTTATAAACAGTCTGAGGCATTTTATAATTACAATTTTCTTCAAGATGCCATTTCATAAAATCCATATATCTTGTTACTGTTTCGTTCCATGTCTCTCTTCTTCCTTTATCGTCTAACCATCTTGAGTAACGACTCAGATGGATGAAGTTTTGGTACATTGTAGGTAGTTCGTTCATTCATCCTCCTTTTTATTTTTAATAATGTAAGCTCCGATACAATCTTCGCAACAGAAATGTTGTTCTCCCACAAGACCATTAGGAATTGTATAATTACTACTGTTTGTGATTATAAAATTTGTTCCTAAATCTGTTATTTTGATAGGTTTGTTCTGAAACACTTCTTCTTTACCACAATTATCACAAACATAAACACTTTTTATCGCCATTAATTCTCCTTTCAATAAAAGAAGGGGAGGAGGGACTCGAACCCATCATTAGTAGGATCAAAACCTACCGCCTTTCCCAATGGCTACACCCCTGTTAAAAAGTACCCCTAGAGAGAATCGAACTCTCACCCTCCGATAGAAAGTCGGAGATTCTAGCCGTTAAACTATAGGGGCTTAAAATTATTTAAAATCTGGTTCATCCCAATGATCTATCACTATTGGCTCCATTCCATCAATAGCAACACATAGAAATGGATCAGGTTTTGGAATTTCCACTACATCATTTACGAAGTAAGATAAATCCACTCCAGATACAAAATCATTAAGTTCTTTAATTAGCTTCAAAGATTTTAAAGGAATTTCTTTTTTATAAGCTTTTCTAGTTACTAAATCACCACCCCAATTGTAATACTCACCAATATCAGGTACTCTAGGCTGTTTATCATTTATTGGGAACCATTGTGATTCTTGTCCTGATTCATAGTTGGAAGGTGCAGGTTTGTAATACATTTTATGTAAAAATGTATTTACCGCATTCCAATCGTAAATTCGTTTACCATTCTTTTTTTGGAAAAGAAGAATTTTTTCTCTTACAAGTGCAGGTGATAGAAATCCTGCATCATTTGAAGCTTTTTCGTATTCTAGGATATCTTCTTCTGCAAGTTGTAATTCAAATTGAGTTACAGTTTCCTCTACCATTTGAGCAATTGATTTTTCTGGAGCAACTTCAAATTCTTCTTCAATATCTTCTGCATGTATTAAAAGTTTTGTATCGGCTACTTTAACCATTGTTCCTAATGTATTACCTTCTATATCATGAACAATTTCTTTTTTCTTTATTCCAAACATGTTTGTCTCCTTTCTAAAATTATTTAAACCATCCGTAATATTCTTGCTGTTCCTCTCCCTCATGTATAACATGTATTGGAAGTCCTAGTTCTAATCTATGTCTATTCATTACATGTCTACCAGTGCGCCCATTTCCATCTACAAAAGGGTGAATCCTTTCGAAATCAATGTGCATAGCTTTAACACATTCTTCCCTCATACTTGATAACTTCTTAGAAGCATCCATAGCATCAAACAAACTTATTAAATCATCTCTGATAAGTTTCTCTGCAATAAATATTTTTTTCTTTCCACCTATCCAAACATCACAGTTTCTTATCTTTCCTGCTATTTCATTATTCACTCTTCTCATAATAAGTAAATGAGTAGTTAGCACACTCTCTAGTGTGATGTCTTGTTTCTTTAGGTACTCCCACGCTAGGTGAGCATCTTCTAAAGCTTCTTCACTACGTTCATCTTCTATCCAGTTAGAGTGTTCTAGAAATTCTAACTCTACAGGGTCTATGTTTTCTCTATTCATTTTTTCTCCTTTCTGTAAGCTTTAGCTGTATTCATAATATTTTCAGCAAACATAGCTGAGTACCTCATAACACTTGGCGTATCGGGATTTTCTTCATCTTCTAATTCTATTACTTTATTGTGTACCAGAGTCATTAGGTGTGCGTAATGAACTACGTTAACTAAATCTGCTACAGTTGTATGTCCTAAATGTTTTCCACTGGTTTCTAAAATTTCTAAAAGCATATTGCAGAAATTAATATGTTTGCATTTGTAACCACTCTTTTTCATTGTCTCTTCTAGAGAGTATTCTTTCTTAGTATTATCTTCCATTAGCTCTCCCTTACTTTACGTTCTTTAAGGCAATGACATGGAGTACCTATCCTCACCATCTCTTTTCCTTTGCAACCTTTTCTTTTTCTGTAACCAATATTAGCATTTGGTATTGGTGCAGTCCTTAATAATTTTCCATCTCCATGACAATCTTTACAATTAGTCTTGGGAAGGATTTCTTTTTTCGTTTTCTCTGTCAAGATATTCTTTAACCGCCTTTCTTATAATAGTGCTTCTGTTTGCTTCCTCTGATTCATTTACTATTTCATCTACTTGTTCTAAATGATTTACAGGAATGTAGACCGAAGCCATCTCCATTCTCTGACCTCTAAAATTATGCTCTCTTTTACCCATACTGTCCATCAATTACTCCTAAATTGTATTTAAATTGTAAGATAATATATTATATGAACATTTTGTCGTTTTGTCAAGAAAAATCTTGACATTTTGCAAGTTTTTTTGTATAATGTATTTATTGTTAATTGATAATCATTGTTAGGTAAAAATGAAGAGAAAACTACCAAAAGTACATGATATTTTGCAAAAAACGGAAAAAAAGGACTCTAGAACAGGACTCTCACCCTTTGAGGCTAGATTTGCAGAAGAATGGGTTAAATCTATGGATAATCGTACCGCATATTTAGATGCAGGAGGCGAACCAAAAGAAACTGACAAAGCCCTTCAAAAAGAAGCTTCAAGAATAAAAAATAAAAAATTAGTATTATTTGCAATAGATAAAAAACTTAAAGAACTAACAAAAAAAGTAGACCTTAAAAAAGAAGAAGTTCTGACAGAATTAATGAGAATAGGTTTTGCTGATCCAAGAGCATTTTTCAGAGAAGATGGTTCTTTAAAACCGATGGATGAATTAACAGTTGCGGAAGCTTCTGCAGTTAGTTCTATTACAGTCGTAGAGCAGTACGAAGGTCAAGGAAGTGAAAGAGAGTTTGTCGGATATCAGAAGACTATTAAGTTTAATGATAAGCTGAAAGCTCTTGAACTGCTTTGTAAAAATCTTGGTATTCTTAAGAGTGATTCAAATCAAACTAATATTCTTAATCAAATTCAATTGAACTTGAAGGTAGAAGAAGCCAAGAAATTAGGGGTTGGAAAGCTTCTTGAACTTGATAAGATTTTAAGTGAAGGTTAAATGAGTAAAAAATTAGATAAGAAGAATGTTTTAATCATAGGCGATACCCATTTCCCATTTGAGCATCCTAATTACTTAGAATTCTGTAAAAGTATCCAAAAACAGGAAAAATGTGGAACAATAGTCCATATTGGTGATCTAGTAGATAATCATAGTATTTCTTATCATGAAACTGATCCGAATGCTTGGAGTCCTCTTAAAGAAATGGAAGAAGTTGATAAAACATTAAAAAAATGGTTTAAAGCTTTTCCAGAATTAAAACTCACTAGAGGTTCTCATGACAATCTTGTAGATAGAAAAGGTAAAACAGTAGGATTACCTAGAAGATGTTTCAAACCTTATAGAGAAATTTGGAATCTTCCTGATAAATGGGAAGATGATTTTAATTTCGAAATAGATAATGTAGTTTATCAACATGGTACAGGAAATTCTGGTAAATTAGCACATTTAAATCTTGCAATATCTAATAGACAAAGTACTGTTATGGGACATTCTCATGCTTTTGCAGGAATAGCTTTCACAGCCTCACATAAAGATTGTATTTTTGGAATGAATGTTGGTTGTGGTATAAACATTAAAGCTTTAGCCTTTGCGTATGGGCAAGATTTCAAAAATAGACCTATTATTAGTTGTGGAGTTGTTCATAATGGTGAAGACCCCTGTATATATAGAATGATATTATAGTAATTAACAAAGGGATAGGAAGATATTCCGAAAAAGTGTTACCTTGACACTCTGCCCTTAGAAATTTTATCAAGGATTATCTTAAGGAGATAATAATGAGCATTTGTAAATTAGAAAGTTGTAAAAAAGAATTTGTTCCAACGAGAAAAGATAATGTTTTCTGTAGTCATAAATGTGGTTATAAATACAATCATAAAACTGAAAAAGGAAAGATGATACGTGAGAAGTATAAAACCACAAAAGCATATAAAGAAAAACGTAAAAAATCTAATCGTAAATACAGGGAAAATAATTATTTGAAAATAAGAGCACAAAGATTAGTTCGTGATTTTCCTATAGAAGAATGTGAAGTCCCTAATTGTTCTGATATTGGTGAAAAGCATCATGATGATTATTCTAAACCTTTAGAGATTCGTTATTTATGTAATAGACACCATAACGATTTTCATTGGGGTGCGAATAGACTATAATGAAGAGGAAAGACTGTGAAAAGTGTATTTTTGACGAAAAAAAGTGTGTTCTTTGTACATTTGTTAGTGAAAAAGGTATTTATGGAAAACAAAAGAAGTTAAAATTTTATAGTGTAGAATTTCATGAGCTACAACAGCAAAAAATGAAAGACCTTCATTTGGATATATAATGGAAGATACAAAACCAGAAATTGAAGAACAAGAATATATTATTGAAATAGCTGTACAAATACTTTATACAGGGGAAAAAGTTCCTGATAAAGCCTATGTGATTAATCCAATAGAAGAATTTATAAGTAACAGGTTAGATAAATTCAAACATGCGTATAAGTTGCAACGCACAAAAGTAACCATTGATGAAATGGAATATGAAGATGAAGAGAGTGATGAAATAATTTGAGCAAATTAGTACTTCCAGATGAAACCATTGAACAAATGCCATCTGCAGAAATTGTAAAAATTGCTCTTGCAGAAGAAAGTCTTTTGGAGTTTATCAAGCAAGCATGGCACATCCTAGAACCAACTACAAAATTTCAAACAGGTTGGCATTTAGAAGCTATATGTGATCACTTAGAAGCAGCTACTAAGAGACAGATAAGAAATTTAATCATTAATATGCCTCCAAGACATATGAAAGGATGTGCGGATGAAACTTTTGTTTTGACACCTAATGGTTGGACAACACATGGACAATTATGTATAGGGGATTATGTATATCATCCATCAGGAAAGTCTGTGATGGTAACAAACGTATCTGAAAAATTTGACACAGATATTGTTATAGAATTAACAAATGGTGAAAAAATAAAATGTAATGGTGAGCATCTTTGGACTGTTTACAATAGAAGCACAAGAAAATGGGAAACAAGAGAAACTAATGATCTCATTAATAAAAAAGTATGGTCTTCAAATAGAGCAGTTTTTCAATTACCTGAAACATCTTGCATAGATTTTGAAGAGAAGGAATTATTACTTCATCCTTATTTTATTGGTGCTTGGTTAGGTGATGGAACTTCTACAGCACCAGTAATAACTCATGATTTGTATGATGTAGAACATATTAGAAAAATAGAGTCTGTTGGATACAAAGTAACTAAAAAAATTCGGCAGAATGGTAATTCAACTCGTTCTTGTTTTACAAAACAAAATATTATACAGACAATAAGAAAACTTAATTTGTATAATAATAAACATATACCTAGTGATTATAAATATTCTTCTAAAGAACAGCGTTTAGAGTTAATGGCAGGTTTAATAGATACAGATGGACATGTTTCACAAAATGGAAGAATTAGGATATGTACATCTTATAAGAAATTACGTGATGATATTATAGAAGTAGCAGAATCATTAGGATGGAAACCTTATATATGTGAATCAGAATCTTCTGGATATGAACAATATGGTGATAATAAACCACATTATCAAATTGGATTTAATGCATCATGTGATATACCATTAGCTATAAAAAGAAAGAAAGAACGATTAAAAACTAATCATTTAAGAAGAAAAATTGGTATAAAATCAATTACTAAAAGTAAAAATCCAGAACAAGGTAATTGTATAACAGTTGATAGTGAAGATGGATTATATTTGGTTGGTGAAACACTTATTCCAACTCATAATTCACTTGCGGTGTCTGTTTTTTGGCCTTGTTGGGTATGGCTTAATGATCCTTCTTCTAGATGGTTGTTTTCTTCTTATGCACAAGAATTATCTACTAGAGATAGTTTGAAATGTAGAAGATTACTTTCTTCTGAATGGTATACTAAGAGATGGGGTCATAAATTTCATCTTACTGGTGATCAAAACCAAAAAACACGTTTCGAAAATGATAAGACAGGTTACAGGCTTGCAACGTCTGTTAGCGGATTAGTAACAGGTGAGGGTGGAGACTTTATAGTTTGTGACGATCCTCATAACGTAAAACAAGCAGAATCAGATGCAGTCAGAAAAGGTACGTTACGTTGGTGGGATGAATCAATGTCTACCAGAGGTAATAATCCTAAAACAGTTGTTAAAGTTGTTGATATGCAGAGATTGCATGAAGCTGATTTAACAGGTCACTGGTTAGAAAAGAGTAAGGAAGATGTGGTTCATTTAATTCTCCCTGCAAGATTCGAAAAAGAAAATAAATGTGTAACTGTTATTGGTTTTGAAGACCCAAGAACAGAGGAGGGAGAACCTCTCTGGAAAAATCTTTATGATGAAGAAGCATTGACAGCTTTAGAAAAAGATTTGGGTTCAGAATATGCGATAGCAGGACAGTTACAACAAAGACCATCACCTAGAGGTGGTGGATTATTTGCAGTTGATAATTTTAATTACATAGATCACATAGCTCCCTCAGAGATAGTAAGAACAGTTAGGTATTGGGATAAAGGTGGAACAGATGATCCTAACAATGCTTTAACTGGTGGTTGTAAAATGCATAAGATGAAAAATAATTCTTATATAGTTGAGCATGTAGTTTCTGGTTTATGGAAAGCTCCTAAACGAGAAGAGATGATTAAAAGAGTTGCTGAGAATGATGGCAGAGGAGTTACGATTGGAATTGAGCAAGAGCCGGGGTCTGGAGGGCTAGAATCTGCAGATAGCACAGTAAAAAATCTTGCAGGATTCTCAGTTAAAAAAGATAAAGTAACAGGTGATAAAGTTACAAGAGCAGAACCTTATGCAACACAAATAGAAATAGGAAATGTATATTTGTTAAAAGGTGCATGGAATGCAGACTTTGTAAAACAGCATGAATTATTTCCTATGGGACTGAGAAAAGATTTGGTAGATTGCTCTAGTGGGGCATTTAATTTATTAACAGGAAAAGGTAGAGCAGGAACTTGGGGCGGTAAGAAGAAATAATGGCTAAAAAAGATAAAGATACAATGCAGGTCAATAAAAAAGAGTTCTTCAAGTTCATGAACTCTATTCAAGGTAGAAGTGAACTTCTGCAAAGAGCAGGAAAATCTTACACAGATGATAGAGACATCTACAAAGCGTTAGGTTTTGAAAATTCTCTTACGTTTAAGCATTTTTGGGAACAGTATAAAAGAGGAGACATTGCTAAGAGGATTATCGAAGCACCAGTAACAGAGTCATGGAGACTCCCTCCTATGGTTGTTGAAAATGACGAAAACGAACCTACTGAATTCGAAAAACAGTGGCAACAATTAGTTGACGAAAAGAAAGTTCTTAATTACTTACTAAGATCGGACAAACTTAGTGGAATAGGTAGGTATAGTGGATTACTTTTGGGACTTAATGATGGGGGTTCTCTAGATCAACCAGTAGGAAATGCTACAGAGCTTCTTTATTTAAGACCTTATAAAGAAGAAAATATAACAATACAAACATTTGTAGAAGACATTACAAATGAGAGATTTGGATTACCAGAACTATACGAAATACAAACAACAACTGTAGCCAGTAATAATAACAGTACGAAAACCAGATTAGTTCATTGGACTAGAATTATTCATATAGCAGAGGGATTACTTGAAGATGATGTCTTTGGTACTCCAAGACTGGAAGCTGTTTTTAACCAGTTAAAGAATTTAGAATTAGTAAGTTGTGGAAGTGCGGAGATGTTTTGGAGAAGCGCATTGCCGGGATTTGCATTTATCTTAGATAAGGATGCGGTACTTGATTCTTCTTTAACAGAAGCAACGATGGAAGCAGACATGGAGAAGTATTTCCATAATCTTCAAAGAACTATTAACGTACAAGGAATGGATATTAAAAATCTAGCTCCTACAGTTGCTGATCCATCAAATCACGTAGATGTATTTGTATCCCTTATTTCAGGTGCGACAGGTATCCCAAAGAGGATTCTGATTGGTAGTGAAAGAGGTGAATTAGCTTCCTCACAAGATGAAACAGCTTGGAATAAAAGATTAGAAGAACGAAGACAAAATTTCATAAGTCCTAATATTATTGATCCATTCATAAAAAGACTTCAAGAATTTGGAATTTTGTCTGAGGCAAAATACACTATAGAGTGGAAACCAATAGCAGTACCTTCTGAGAAAGAAAAAGCTGAAATAGTTAAGACTCTTTCAGAAGCAATAGCAACTTATTTCAATGCGTTAGATGCATTCGATTTCTTACCATTCGAAATTTACATGAAGGAGTTCTTAGATTTTGATGCAGAATTGGTTAAGAAAATTCTAGACGAGACTAAAGGTGCAGTAAGAACAAAGTTGAACGAACCTAGTTCCAAAACAAATCCTACAGGTCGTGATAATTCACCAAAACAATCTGCGGAGGTTACTGATGTCTAAAGGACATAAGATTAAATTACTAGAACCTAGAGATGAAAAACTTTCAGAACTTTTTCACATGAAGACTAAAGATTACAATGCTCTTGTTAATACTGTTAACTTTTTAGCAATTGAAGTAGGAATGTTTTTAACACATGACATTGATCCTGATTGTCCAAAGAAACTGTTTGTAGAAACACATCCAGATTTATTTGAGGAGGCTCTATAATGTCAGAAGATTTAAAACGTGTAGAAGATAAAATAGATGATCATTTCAGAGGAGTTTATAAAAAACTCGATGATATGAACAGAGAAATTACTACCCATAAAGTAAAGATAGAGAATTGTGAGGATGGTAAGAGTTCCTTAGAAGAAGAGATTTACGGAAATGGTAGAGCAGGATTAAAATTAGAAGTAGATCGTATTAAAAATGCGTTAAAAACAACAGGAATAATTAAAAGAAGTATGTGGACAAACATCGGAATTATTTTTACATGTGTGGGAGTAGCTGCAGGAGTAACCTTTAGTTATTTAACATATACGAAAAATAATACTTCTGATAAAGTAGCAATTTCTATTGAAAAAAAGGATATTGAATAATTTTAAGGAGTTTTAAAATGAGAAAGAAAGTATTTATTTTGGTTACAGTAACAGTTTTTGTGGCAATTTCTTTAGCAGGTTGCACTTTAAGAAACGCAAATGTGAAAATAGGTGAAGCAACAACAGATAAAAATGTAACAAATAGTGCGCCTATGAAATTAGTAGATTAGGAGAAAATATGAAAAGTATTTGGAAATCAAAATCATTTTTAACAGGACTTGGTTCTGTAATAACAGCTATAGCTCTTAAGTATGGAGTAGAAATAACTCCAGAAATTCTTGAGGGATTATTTGGACTTATTGGGCTTATTTTAGTAGGTAAATCTGCTACAAAGAGAATGTCTAAGGAATAATTGATGGATAAAACAGAAAACGCTACCATTACAATAGAAACAGAGGATGCGACAATAGTTGTAGATACTGATGAAGTCACAAGTACGGAAGATACTGTTGAAGAAAGCACAGTGAGTTTACCTACACCTAATGCAAATGAGTTGCGAGAAACATTTTTCAACAGATGTATGCTGACTCCAGAAGTCATGAGAGACTTTCCTGTAGAAAGAGACAGGTGGGTAGCTTGTACACAGGCTTTTGAAGGAAAATCTGAGAATATACTTGTCAATCAATCAGCTAGTGTAATAAAAAATTTCAGTATGCGTAGAGAAGTCAAAGATGGTATTCCGCATATTGTAGTTCCTATAGTTGCATTGGTAGAAGGCGTACATAGTGGTAGTGGTGGTGCTGTACTACATTCATCAAGTGAAATACAACGTACTGCAGGAGATTGGAATGGTGTACCACTTACACTTAATCACCCTACAGTAGGAGGAGATACTGTTTCAGCTTTAAATCCTACTATCATGAAGCAATGGAGTGTAGGAACATTCGAAAATGTATTCTATGAAGGAGGAAAACTAAAAGGTGAAGGTTGGATCAATGTAGAAAAACTTTCTCAATTGTCTCCAGAAACATTAGTTAGGATAAAACAAGGGGAAGAACTAGAAGTATCTACAGGATTTTTTAGTAAGTCTGATAACATTGAAGGAAATTGGAATGGTGAAAAATTTGAAGGAACAGTATTAGATATAGTTCCAGACCATTTAGCACTTCTTCCACATGATGAAGGAGCTTGTAGTATGAAAGATGGTTGTGGAATAAGAGATGAAGGAGAATGTGAAACCTGTAAAGTAAAGAATATGGAACCCATTTCTTTAGTACAAGCAGGAACAGAAGATAATGAAATAATTGAATCAGAAGGGGGTGAGGAAGAGATTAAAGTAAATGTAAATGAAATTAAGAAAGCAGGATTTTATATCAATGAACTCAGTCATAGTAAACTTAGAGAAGCTTTGCTTCAACAAGTGAATGCTATGGATACTGCAGGAACTATGCATTTCTTAAGAGAAGTATTTGATGATCACTTTATTTTTGAAAAACTTTCTGCTGATGGAACTCAATTATTTAGCCAAAAGTTTTCAATAAAGTCAGCTAATGACGAAGTGAAGATTAAAGGTGAAGCAAAAGAAGTGAGAGAAAAAGTGGAATTTATACCACTAGAAGGGAATAAAAATTCTAAAATTGAGGAGGCAGTAATGGAAAGAAAAGAGTTAGTCGAAGCTCTTATTACTAATGTAGAGACACCGTATGATGAAGATGATAGGGAAACTCTGATTGGTCTGACAGAAGAGAAGTTCGATAAGGTAGTTAAGTTTGTTGATTGTAAATGCAAAGACGAAGAAATTACCGTTAACAAAGAAGTAGTTAAGGAAGAAGTAGTTAAAGAAGAGATTACAGTTAAAGAAGAGATTACAGTTAATGAGGAGAAAAAAGTGGAAGACACTAAAATGACTTATGCTGAACTTCTTGAAAATGCTGCTCCAGAAGATAGAGAGTTTATAGAAAATGGTACTCAAATGTATAAAGAAGAAAAAGCGAAAGCTGTTGATGCATTGGTAGCAAATTCTAGAAACCCTTTTTCTAAGGAAACACTGGAAGCAAAAAGCTTGAAAGAGTTAAAAGAACTAGCAACACTTGGAAATATTCCAGTTACTTATGAGGGCAATAACCCTGATAGTGAAGTTAAGACACCTAAACTAGGTGAAAGACAGGATAACGGAAAAGGTGTTCCAGTAGTTCAAACACTATCAAGTTACATTAAAGAACAGAAGTAAGGTAAAGAAGTAATAATTTTTAAATTTAGGAGGAAAACAAAAGATGGCTCCAAAAACTATTATAGTTAAAGGAAATCCAATTAGGGGTGAGAAAGTTGCAAACGCTGCAATAACTCCCGGACATCTTTGCGAATTCATAAGTACTGATAAGATTCAGAAGCAAGCAGGTAACGCTCTGAACTTTCTTAGAATGTTCGCATTAGAGAACTCACTAATTGGTAATGAAATTGGAACTGACTATGCTGCAGCACAACAAGTGCAGTATGGTATCTTCAATGGTGGAGATGAAGTATATGCATGGCTTTCAGACGGAGAAAATGTAGTAATCGGTGATGAACTAGAAGCAGGGACAACAGATGGAGAACTTATTAAGAGATCGTCTGGAACTCCTATTGCGGTTGCGAAAGAAGCAGTTGATCTTTCTGCATCAGCAAATACTGCTAAAGGTAGAATTATAGCAATCATAATCTAATTTAAGGAGAGATAAAAGATGGATGTAAATGTTGATTTAATTAAAGCAGGTACAGGTTATGGTGGAGTTGCTGAGAAGCTTCTACACAATAACATGAATGTATCTTCTTTAAGAACAAACGCTGTCCTTACATATGATGAATGGAAGGATATAGACAATATAGTTCTACAGGAAGCTCACAGAAGACTAGGTGGTGTAAATGACCTTATTGAAAGAGGGCTTGTCAGAACTGGTGGTGGATTAGGAAGTACGGTATTGCAATGGCAAGATGCTAGTGATACCGACGATGCTGAAGTTAACATGGATGGTGTAAGTAGAAGTGCGAAGGATAGACAAGAATTTGATACTAACTTCCTACCTTTACCAATTATCCACAGAGATTTTGGTTTCAGTATTAGGGAAATTGAAGCTTCAAGAAACAATGTTGCAAGTCAACCTCTTGATCTTTCAATGGCAGAAGAAGCATCTAGAAAAGTTGCTGAAAAAGCAGAAAACATTCTATTCAATGGTCTGAGTACTTACTCTATGGGAACAAATGGTGGAATCATTTACGGATACACTGATCACCCTGATAGAAACACTCAAACGCTTTCACAGAATTGGGATGCTTCTGGTAAAACAGGACAAGAAATTCTAACAGATGTCATAAATGCAAAACAGGCTTTGATTAATGACAGACACTACGGGCCGTTTATGCTTTACATACCAACAGCTTATGAAACTGTTCTTGATGATGAGTTTAGTACTCAGTACCCAAGATCAATCAGAAGCAGACTGTTAGAACTTGATGGTCTACAAGGTATTAAAGTTTCTGACTTCTTGACTGCAAATAACATTGTTATGGTTTCAATGCAGAGCACAGTTGTTAGAATGGTAGAAGGTCTTCCGCTTACAACAGTACAGTGGGAAACAGAAGGTGGAATGCAAGTGAACTTTAAAGTCATGACTATCATGGTTCCGCAAATTAGGTCTACACAGGCTAATAGAAGCGGTATTGTTCATATTTCATAATTGATCACAGTAACCAATCTGTTCTTTAATAAAATTCTTTTAACCAAAAAGGAGTATTAAATGCCAAAGTTTCAAGTTAAAGAAGGAAAAAAACATTACTGGAAAAAAGCAGTTGTAAGAGGAGGGAAAAATTCCGTACTTAAAGACAGATTGCTTAAGGAAGGTGATATACTAGAATGCGAAGAATGTGAACTCGGTAGTGCGAGAGACAAATTCATTTTAGTACCAGAAGTAGAGAAACAGAAAGAACCTGTATATGGATTCTTTTCTAGAAAAGTTGCGGATAAGCAGTACGATGTAATCAGTGAAAAAACTGGTGAAAAGATCAACGATGAATTTTTAACTTATGACGAAGCCAAAGAGCTTATTAAATCTAAAAAATAATGGTTGATCGTTGGACTGTTCAGAAGTTGTGGCCTGATTCTACTGTGTTTATCATAGGTGGTGGTGAGAGTCTCAACAAAACTGGTTTGCAATGGAATGAAGATACAAAAGATATTATCAAGAAATCCATTTCTGATGATTTGTCTTGTATACACAATGAACGTGTAATAGGTGTCAACAATGCTTTCGAATTGGGAGATTGGGTTGACGTTTGTTTCTACGGTGATACGAGATGGTTAGATTGGAATGCAGATAAGATAATCCATTTTGCAGGTTTGGTAGTTTGTTGTCACCCACAAAATAAAATCGCTTGGATAAAGACTGTGGATAGAGAAAATGGTTTTGGATTAAGTAAAGACCCAAAAATCATTACATGGAATAAATCATCTGGTGGTGCAGCTATTAATTTAGCTGTCCACATGGGTGCTAAAAACATAATTCTCATAGGATTCGATATGTTTGCAAAGGCAGACGGTGCTGATAATTGGCACAACGAACATAAAATTCCTAATCAAATAGCGACCTCACCTTATGAACGAATGCTACACGCATTTGCAGAAATAAAACATGATGCTGATTCGCTCAGAGTCAACATAATTAACACATCGTTAGAGAGTAAAATTGAATGTTTCAGGAAAATGGAACTTAAAGAAGCAATAAAGGAGTATTGTTGAAATCTAAAGTAGCAATATTAACGGAGCTAAATAAACCACTTGTAGTTGATGATGTAGAAATACCTAAACTAGAATGTGGACAGGTTTTAGTAGAGATTTACAAAAGTGGAATTTGTGGTGCTCAGATAGGGGAGATCACAGGAGCTAAAGGTGAAGACAAGTTCTTACCACATTTACTTGGACATGAGGGAGCGGGAATTGTTCTAGATGTTGGAGTCGGTGTGAAACATGTAAAAGAAGGAGATCATGTAGTTGCTCACTGGAGAAAAGGTCAAGGAATAGATGCTCCTTTTCCTAAATATAAATGGGGAGATAAAACAGTAGGTGGTGGACAAGTAACAACATTTGCTGAGAGAGCTATTATTTCTGAGAACAGACTTACAGTGATTGATAAAGATTATCCATTTGAATATGGTGCTCTAATGGGTTGTGCAATTACTACAGCTTTTGGTCTTATTAATAACGAAGCACAGTTAAAGATAGGACAGAGTATAATGGTGATAGGCTGTGGTGGAGTAGGACTTAGTATTATAAAAGCAGCAAAATTGGTAGGTGCAGGAAGAATTATAGCTGTTGATCTTACAGATGATAAATTACAAACAGCTGTAAGAATGGGTGCTGATGTAACAGCAACTTCTGCAGACTTCTTTGAAGAAGCTGACATAGTGGTAGATACAACAGGTAAACCACAGGCAATAGCCGATGGTTGGAATATAGCTAAAGAAAAAATGATTTTAGTTGGTCAGCCACATAATGAAGAAGAGTTCAATTTTAGAATGCCTAGAAATACCTTTTATTCAGGAAAAGTAATGATGGATAGTCAAGGTGGTTTAACTGATCCTAATGTGGATATTCCTAGATATTTAGATATGTTCAGACACAATAAAGTAGATTATAAAGATTTAATTTCACATGAATTTAAATTAGATGATATTAATGAAGCAATGGACATGGTAAAGTCTGGAAAAGGCAGACGTTGTATGTTAAATACATTATGAGTTACATAAAGAAGTTCCTATACGAAGTAAATGAAGTTTACGATACAGAGTTAACGAAACAAAGAATTGGAAAGAAAAGTGATGGCGGTTACGTCACTTATCCAGAAATATTTAAAAAAGCTAACACAGTTTACAGTCTAGGTGTTGGTGATGATGTAAGCTTTGAAAAAGAACTGATAGCGAAGTACAGCAATATAGAAGAGATATTCCTATTTGACCCGACAATAGAAAAGCTTCCAGAAGAAAATACTAAATTTTCATTCAGACAAGAAGAAGGATTAAACGTGTTGAATGAAGAAATAAAACAAGATAGCGTTCTAAAAATGGATATAGAATGGGATGAATGGGAAATGTTCTTAGAAGCGAATAAAGATTTCTTAAATAAATTCAGTCAAATGTTTCTAGAAATTCATTTAGTAACAATAGAAGATAAAAAAGGGTTGTCCCCTTATTTCACAAATTTTTATAAGAATGTGTATGGTAAAATAAACGAAGTCATGTTTGAAACACATTACAAAGTATTAAAGAAACTCAATGACTTGTTCTATATTTATCATATACATGCTAACAATTCTTTGCCTAAAGTAGAGTTAAACGGTTACAGTTTTCCTCCTTTAATTGAGTTAAGTTTAGTTAGAAAAGACTTAGTGAAGAATACCAATATGACGAATGAGATTTTTCCAGTAAAAGGATTAGATTTTCAGAACAAAACAGACCGAGATGATATTGAAGACTTTTACCCTATAGGAGGATAAATGTTAGATTTCATATTTATAGTAGTAATGATATTATTCGTAGCAGGAGTTATTTACAACTGGAGGAAGTGGGATTGCTGAACGAGAGAAGTAAACAAATAAGAAGAGACACAATAAAGTTAAGTAAAGCAAATGGAGGATACCATTTTGGTGGATCATTTTCTTGTGTAGAAATACTGATAGCATTATATGATGAAGTGTTGGATCAATTTGATAAATTTATAATGAGCAAAGGACACGCTTGTTATCCTTATTATGTATTACTTAGAGAACATGGATTGAATCCTAAATTAGAAGGACATCCAAAACGTGATCCTCATAATGGAGTACAATGTACTACAGGAAGCATGGGGCATGGATTACCTACTGCGGTGGGAATAGCAATGGCTAAGAAGATAAAAGGTGAAAAAGGAAAAGTATATGTTCTTATGGGAGATGGAGAGTGTCAGGAAGGAACTACTTGGGAGAGTATGTTGATAGCAGGGAGACACAAGTTAGATAACTTGGTGGTTATAGTAGATTGGAATAAGATACAGGGGTCAGGGAGAACAAATGATGTATTACCTTTGGGACTTAATGATGATTCTATAACAGAGATAGCTAGACATTTAAATTGGAGAACTAGTAATATAGACGGACACAATATAGACGATTTAAGAGCAACAACTAGTGCAGATTTAAAAGGACATCCTTATATGATTATAGCAAACACTATCAAAGGCAAGGGAGTCTCTTTCATGGAGGACAAACCTGAATGGCATGCTAAGTGGCTAGATGATAAACATGAAGCAATAGCCATGAGAGAATTAGGAAGTAATAATATTAATGAAGCAGAAGGGTGGCAGGGCTTCGCATGATATTTGTGCCAACACTACCACAATCAGGAACTTGGTTTGTTTTAAGACTTCTAGAGAAGTGTGGTTATAGTTTAGAGTTTACTGGTGATGTTGTACTTAATAAAAAGATAATCGAAGATAAAAGTAAAGTAGCTTTGTCTACTCACATATTTCCTTTCTATTATCAAGCTTCTCCTTTTAAGGAAGTGATTCCTCATTACGGAACTCATGCTACTACTGACTATGTAGTTAAGCAATATCATATGGGAATGGCAGGAATAGAGTTGTTAACAAGACTTCACAAAACTATTATTCCTATTCGTGATCCACTGGCTTGTATTCTAACAAGAGAAGCTAGAGCACCACAATTAAGACACTTCTATATTATAGATGGATTCTTAGAAGTGATAAAAAGATATGAGGATAATCCTAACGTCTTTTTCTTCCCTGTTGATAGATATAATACAGTAGAAGATAGGGGATACTTAGTTAAACATGTCCTAAATTGTTGTGATATTGATATAAATAAATACAGAGATGAGATTGATAATTATATAGTTGATTGGAAAAAAGTAAATTCTGCAGAGAATAGGTTCAGAGAACCATACGAAAATGGGGACATAGATAAAATAAAAGATATGCTCAAAGAGAAATGGGCAGAAGTAGAATACTTAAAAATTCATGGTGGTACGATATGGCCTTTTTTAAATAGATTAGGCTACACAGATAAATTGTGGTAAGAAAGAAATTATTAGTATACAGGAAATGGTGTGGTTTAGGTGATTGGATAATGGCATTGACTGTCTTAAAAATGTTCAATCAACAGTTTCCAGATATTGATATCTATGTGAATTTAAAAGGTAAAAGTAATTTTGCAGCAGAATATGTTTCTCAAAGATTACCAGACCTTATAATAGATATTATAGAGAATTTTGATGTCAAGATAAAAGGTTATACTTTCTATGATAAACCAGAAGAACATAGAAAGAGTTATGATTATATAAGTGGTCATATGCACTATACAAGAGATGGGACTCCCTTTATAGAAGATATGGTAAGCAATCTTGCTCACATGACAGGATTACCTTTAGAATATAAGGACACAGTTTTTGCGCATCATGGAAAGAGTTTTGTTCCTAAAAATCCTGCTCCTTATGTTCTGATACAGTCGTGTAGTAAGAGAAGAGAAAAAGGTAGAAAAGGAAAAGATTATGGTTTCAATAATATGACTGTAATCTCTAGAATGCTTTCTGCAAAGATAAATGTGATACAGATAGGACAGGAAACTGATTGGTTTCTGCCAAATGTAGCAAGAGCACTGTCACTCAATTTAACTACGTTACATGAGTTAATGATGAACTGTTGGTGCTTTATAGGGATGGATGGTGGATTAGGTGTTTATGCTTCGCATCATAAGATTAAGCAATTTATTATTTACGAAGAAGCAGAGAGATTTGGTTGGACAGATTTTCCTAACAGAACTCAGTTAGATGGAAGTGTTTTAAAACCAGAAGAAATTGGAGAAATTATTTGCGAAGAGCTGGCATATACAAAATAACAAATATTCACAATGGTAAATCTTATATAGGAAGTGCTGTAAATTTATATGCTAGAAAGCATATCCATTTCAGTACTTTAAAAACTAATAAACATAAAAATAGACATCTTCAAAATGCTTATAATAAATATGGTAAAGAAGCTTTTGAATTTAAAATTCTCTTATATTGTGATAAAGAAAATCTAATATTTTATGAGCAAAGAGCCTTAGATAGATATGATAATCTTTATAATCTAAAACTTATTGCAGGGAGTAATTTAGGAGTAAAGTATTCAGAAGAATCTAAGAAGAGGATGTCGATGGTTCAAAAGGGTTTGAATAAAACATTATCGGAAGAACATAAAAATATCTTAAGAAATAGAAAAATATCTAAAGAAACAAGAGAAAGGATGTCTTTAGCTAATAAAGGCGGTAAAGGTTTTACAGGGAAGCATTCAGAAGAAACAAAAAAGAAAATGTCAGAAACACATAAAAAACGATGGGAAACAAGGAGATTGGAGGCGGTTTATGCGTAGGGCATTCGGAAAAACAATTTGCAAGTTAGCTGAAAAAGATAAAAACATTGTCTTATTAACAGGTGACGTAGAACAGGAAATGGATGAATATAAAGAAAGATTTCCTGACAGATATTTTAACTTAGGACTTACTGAACAAAGTATGATTAGTATTTCTGCAGGAATGGCTATGGAAGGTTTAAGACCTGTAGTGTATTCTATAACACCTTTCTTAATTGAAAGACCATTTGAGCAGATTAAGATTGATATAGATGAACAAAAGTTACCAGTTATGTTAGTAGGTAATAGTGATTACCCAACACATGGAGCTACTCACAGACCACTTAACGCAGAGGGGTTGGTGGCACTGTTTAAAAATATACATGGTTATTTTCCTAGAAATATGCAAGAAACAGAAAAAGCAATGTTGGATGCGTACTTAATGGGTGAACCTTCGATCATCTGTTTGAAGAAAGATGGGTTGCCGATATTATAAAAAAGAACGTACTAATTACTGGAGCCTCTAGGGGACTAGGAAAAGCATTAGCAGAAGCTTTTGCTGAACATGATTACAATCTTATTCTTCATAGTAGACAGAATGAATTGCCTTGTGTAAGAAAGTCTTTTAATTTTACTAGAGAACATACAAAAGATTACCATGTTGAATGTGAAACTGTCAAAGGTGATATTAAAGAAACAGCTACTGTAGAAAAACTAAAAAAGAAATCTGACGAAATGGGTGGTTTAGATGTTCTTATTGTTAATGCAGGAATTCATAAGAGTGCAGGAATAGATGATGTTGGTTCTGCAGAGTATAAAAATATGATAGACACTAATTTAACTGCTCCTATGGTGTTGACTAAAGAACTTTGGAAACAAGTGAAGAAGAGAAATGGATTAATTCTCTTTGTAAATAGTATAGCAGGAAAAGTTGGTGCTGATAGAGAGTTTATGTATTGCGCATCAAAACATGGCTTAAAAGGTTTTGCAGATTCAATACAATTTGATGCAACAAGAGCAGGAATAAAGGTAGTAAGTGTTTATCTTGGAGCATTTAAATCAGATATATCAAGACATAGAAAAGATTACGATAAATTAATGGAACCAGATGATGCAGCTAACTTCATATATCACGTATGTAAAGATTACGAAAGTATGAGAGTAACAGAGGTAGATGTCTGCAGGAGAATATACTAATTGGATATAAATAAGATATTGTTTTTACCTTCTGTACAACATACAGGAACATGGTTTGTATTAAGCATACTAGAAAAATTTGGATATAATATAGTTGATTCTAAGAGATTGTTAGAAGGTGGTGTAAATATCAATGATCCTTCTACTATACAAACTCATTTTCCAATAGAATCTTCTTATCAAACACCATTTGAATTAGATAAATGGATGGGTGTAAATAGTATACAGGTACTGTCTAAAATATTTAAGACAGTAATTCCTATTCGTGATCCACTAGCAGCTATTCTTACAAGAGAAGCTAGGCATCCTGAATTGAGACATTTTTATATAGTAGATGGTTATGTAAATATGGCAGAGAAAATGGCAGGGAACTCTAACGTAATGTTTTTTCCTATTGATCTTAATCCTGATCCAAATGCTAGGAGAGCACTTATTCAGAAGTTGTTAGATCACTGTGATATTAAAGGAGAGACTGCTACAATAAATTCACTTGCTAACACTTGGACTGTTAAGAATGATACACCAAATAATAGATTCAAAGAAGCGTATAAAGAAAAGAATAAAGAGGAATTAATTTTTTTATTAGGTTCCAAAGTGGCAGAGCTAAATTATTTACAAAATAAAGCTTCTGTTATATTGCCTTTTATGGGTGCTTTGGGATACACTAAGGAGGACTTAGATTTATGGTAACCATTCCATGTTTATGCGGAAATAATTCTGGAGAGAGAGTAGGAAAGAGAGCTTATGAAGTCACACCAGAAGGTGTTACTCAAGAGTCAGACACACTTGATTTAATGTTTGTCAAATGTGACAATTGTGGAATAGTTAGGCAATTTGTAGATTTCAGTGAGAAAAAACAATATGAAAAATTTTATAAGAATTATCCACCAACTACTAATTTATATGGGGCTAAAGATTATGGACATGATTTGGCGGTTGCTGAGAAAAGGTTAAAGTCTTATGAGTTAAAAACTGATCAAAAATTATTAGATGTTGGTTCTGGTAGTGGGGCATTTGTTGATGTTTGTAGGGCAGAAGGAATAGAAGCTTACGGATGTGAATTAGCTGAATATGATTGCTCAGTAGATGATACTTATATCTATAAGAAAGATTTACTTGATATACACTTTCCTACAGACTATTTTGATACTGTGACTTGTCATGATGTGTTGGAACATGTTATTGATCCTAGAGAATTTTTACAGGAGATGTTCAGAATAACTAAGCAAGAGGGGAAGTGTATAATTGATTTCCCTAATTTCTTTGATGAAGAAGGGAAGCATCACTGGAAAGAAGAACATATTTGGTATTTAAATCATGATCAACTAGAAATACTGTTTGATGAAGTTGGTTTTGAGTTTAAGAAAATACAGACTCCTATAAGGTCTAAAATAGTTTACACCATAGTAAAACCAAAACAAGAGAGGGTGACTGTGCTTGTTCCACCCGGTATGGGTGATGCATATTGGTCAATAGTTAAAGTACAATCCTTTATGGAAAGTATAGGTAGGGGTGGAGAGGTTGTAGATGTATCAGTAGCTTGTAATGTAGATAGACAATACAATGGACATAAAAGAGCATTTCCATTTATAGAATTGTTCCCATTTTTAAATTCTACAGGTGAGACTTTTAATACAGATAAGTACCCAAAAGAGATATGGTTAGAAGCTTACAGAGATGCAGGAAGAACAATTTTTGAAGGGATTTGTGATCGTGATTATTTCTTATCTTGGAATGGACAATTAGGAAATGGTAATGATCTAGAGAAGGTTGATCCAGAAATAAAATGTAACTGGATTCCTCCAATGTTTGAATCATTGGAACAAATGAATTATGAAAAGGAAGCAAAGGAAAAGTACGGTAAGTATATTATATTCTACTTCTTATTTCATGGTCATTATAATAGGTGGCAAGAAGAGTTTAACAAGAAGCAGATGGAAAATTCTGTGAATTTGATATGCAAGCAGACAGGATGTAAAGCAGTATTTGTAGGAGCAGAATGGGATAAAAATTTCCAAGATCAGAGTGATGTGATAGGAAAACTTCCAGATGCAATTGATTTAAGAGGTGAGACATCTACACAAGAACTTTTCGGATTGATAAATGGAAGCGAGGTAGTTGTAGGGTATCCATCAGGGTTAACTATAATGTCTACAGTTCTGAAACAGAAAACAATAATTATCTGGAATGATTATTATAATAAAGATTTTATGTGGAATAGCTGTCCTCCAGAAGTAAGGGAGAAAACTTATTTTGTTGAAAACACTAAGAATCTTACACCTAAGAAATTAACACAAAAAGTGAAGGAGATTATAAAATGAGAAATCCTATATTGCTTACTGGAACTGGTATATATAAAATAGTAAATAGGTTAACAGGGAAGATTTATATAGGAAGTGCTGTTAACTTAAGTGAAAGATGGAGATTGCATAAACATCATCTAGATAATAAAACCCATAGAAACAGGTATCTGCAAAACGCATGGGATAAATATGGTGAATTTATGTTCTCATTTGAGCCTTTGATTAATTGTGAGAAAGAAGATTTGTTAGATTTTGAACAAGATGCTTTAGATGCTTATCAATCATATGACAGAGAAATTGGCTACAATATAAATCATTTAGCAACAAATTCTCTAGGTGTCAAACGATCTGATGAAACTAAAAAGAAAATTAGTGAGTCAGGAAAAGGCAGAATACCTTGGAATAAAGGATTGACTAAAGATGATCCTAGAGTAAAAAAATATGCTGATAAAAATAAGAATAGAATTGTTACAGAAGAGCAACGAGAAAAAATAAGGAAAACTCTCACTGGTTATAAACATACTGAGGAAGCAAAAAAGAATATGTCAGGAAGGGAGTTGTCAGACGAACATAAGAAAGCAATTTCTAATTATATGACAGGAAAAAAGCATACGTTAGGAAGAAAACATACTGACGAATGGAAACAAGAAGCCAAGATAAGAATGTCAAAGAGAAAAAGAGATTCTAAGGGCAGAATGATGAAAGGGGTTATACAATGAAGTCAGGAATCTTAATTTCGGGGTGTGCAAGGTCAGGAACCTCAATGACTGCAGGAGTTATAGATATTTGTGGGGCAAAGGGTGGTCAGACAAGTCCTGCAACTATATACAACAAGAAAGGAATGTTTGAGAATGCTGATATCAGAAATAATCTGGTTAAGCCTCTTCTTCAAACTCTAGGAGTTGATCCTATGGCGCAGCATCCTTTACCAGATGTAAATCTATTCAAAGATTTAGATGGTGAAGAATGGAAAAGAAAAGTGGAAGACACTCTTAGATATCAAGGTGTAGGTGAGAATGATGATTGGTACTATAAAGGTGCAAAGATGTGTTTAATGTGGCCTTTATGGAATGCAGCATTTCCTGATGCTAAATGGATCATAGTCAGGAGAAGAAGTAAAGAGATAGTAAATTCCTGTATGAGAACAGGTTTCATGAGAGCTTTTGATACAGAACAAGGTTGGCAAGGATGGATTCACCAACACATAAATAGATTTAATGAGATGTTACAGGCTGATTTAGACCTCAGAGAAGTATGGCCTCAAGAAATGATTGATGGACAATTTAGTGAGGTAAAATCAGTAGTTGAATGGCTAGACTTGGAATGGAAAGAAAATGAAGTTAAAGAATTTGTAGCACCCTCATTATGGAATGAAGGAAAAACAATCGTCAATGACAAACTTGTAGCACAAGCATTTGACGAAGGAAGGTTAGGATAATATGGCAAGAGTGACAAGTGGAATATACCAAATATCATGTAAAATTAATGGTAAACGGTATATAGGGAGTTCCAAAAATGTCTTTACGAGAAAGACTGTACATTTTAGAGAACTTAAAAATTCCATACATTCTAATAGACTTCTTCAAAATGCTTTTAATAAGCATGGGGAAGAGAACTTTGAATTCAAAGTTTTAGCGTTTTGTGAACCAGACTTTCTAATAGAGCAAGAGCAAAGATTTCTAGATTTTTGTAAAACTTATGAAAGAGGTATTGGTTATAATCTACACAAGAAAGCTGATTCTCCAATAGGTGTTAAACGATCTCAGGAATTTAAAGATAAGTTATCTAAAACAAATACTGGAAGAAAACATACTGAGGAATCTAAAAGAAAGATGTCTGAAATACATAAGAAGTTAGTTATCTCAGATGAAACGAGAAGAAAAATTACAGAATCTAAGAAAGGAACAAAACTATCTAAAGCACACAAAGAGAAAATAAGTAAAGCTTTGAGAGGAAGAGATACGAGAAAAGAAGGTTCTTCTTCCGATAGGACTTGTTCAGAAGAAACACGTAAAAAATTGTCAGAGGCTACCAGAAAAAGTTGGTTAAAGGCTTCTAGAAGGGAGAAGAGCTAATGGCTCGTGTCACAGATAGTGAGGTGGCAGCAATACTTGATACTGATGTTAGCAGTTTTACTCCATTTATAACTGCAGCTAATACATTAGTAACTACAGTATTATCTACACCTGCAAAAATAACAAACACTACATTGTTAAAAGAGATAGAGAGATGGTTAGCAGCACATTTTTTCAAATGTAGTTTAGAGCCACAAGAGAAAGTACAAGAAGTAGGAGAAACAAAATCTACATTCTTTGGTGCTTCAAATGAGACACTATTAAATTCTACTCTCTATGGACAAACAGCATTGGCTTTAGATACATCAGGATCGTTAGCAAATTTAGGAAAGAGAATAGGGAGATTTAAACCAATTCTAGCAATTAGCAGAGCAGAGGATGCATAATGACATCATTTTTAAACAGAGGACACAATCAAACATTAGTCTATTGGGCTTTCTCAGCTAGAGATGGTTTTGGTGGAGCTACCTTTTCAGCACCAGTTGAGATAAGTGGTAGATGGGAAATTAGACAGAAGATGTTTACTACTGCAGCAGGTCAGAAATTAGAAAGTAGCAACATAGCATACGTAGGACAGGATGTAGAACCTAATGATTGGTTATTCTTAGGGTCATTAACTGACATAGCTTCTGCTATAGATGAAACTAATCCTAAAAATGTGACAGGTGCTTTAGAAGTGAAAGCAAGAACTAAAATACCAACATTAAGAGCAGATAAGTTTCAAAGGATAGTCTTTATGACAGAAGCAACATCTACGAGGTAAACATGGGAATAAAAGTAATAGGTGGCAAGTTAGTAATAAAAAACCTTAAAAGAGAAATCAAGAAAATAGAAGGTGGATTATCTAGAGTAGGTATGCTTAAAGTAGGTAGATTAGTCATGGATAGATCAAAAGCATTGACTCCAGTGGATAAGGGAAATTTAAAAGAAAGTGCCTTTGTAGTATTTGGTGGAGACAAAATAGCTCCTCAAGCTATTGCTACAAGTAATTTTGATACTACTGAACCAGAGGGTAAAAGAGTGGCAGCAGAACATGGTGGAGTAGTTTCAGACTTTACAGCTAGTAGAAGACCTAATCCATTTGCAGTAATAGGGCATACAGCTTTCTACGCTTTAAAAGAACATGAAGCCGTTGAAGAAGTTCATGATATAGGATTTCCAAAGTTTTTAGAAACTGCTGTAAAGATGTCACAAAGAGATATACTTAAAATATTAAAAGAGAGTGTGAAACGATGAATTCTCCAAGCGAGGACATAAAAGATTTATTAGAAGCATCATCTGCAGCCACAGGACTTACATTTGGAACTGATCTATTTGTGGGACAAGAACCTGATGGTGGTGGGGTTGCTGATAAAGTAGTAACTGTTTATGACACAGGTGGTGGACAACC